CTTTTCTGTAACTGACTGGTGGGTGCAAGGGGGGTGTATATACATTTTTCTTCAAATATATGCAAATTGCACAAAAGGGAGAAAAAATTGACCAAAAAAGCGAAATTCGATGCGAAAAAAGAGCAAAAAAAGTTGAAACTCATTGTAAGTCAACTTCCGGAGGAGTTGGAGAAAATCACCGAAGGACTTGTCGAGGATGCAGCGTTCATGGCTGAGCAGTTGGAGAAGCTGAGAGCCGAAATCAAGGAGACCGGATGGACATCCGAGTACAGAAACTCCGAGACACAATATGGAACGAAGCCATCGGCAGCAGGTGAGCAGTACATCAAGCTCCAGAAGTTGTACGCTGCGAACATCAAGCAGCTTACTGACCTTATACCGAAGAATGCAGAAGTCTCTGGTGCAGCCAAAGACATTATGGACTTCTTAGGATCGAGTGGGAAATGAATTACCCTAAGCTGTACTTAGAGAAGATTCACTCAGGAGAAGAAGTAGTCTCCGAGAAGGTCAAGGTGGTTTATGAGAGAGAAGTTGCCTGGATGGTAAATCCACCGGATGACTTTCCTTACTACTTTGACGAAGCCGAAGGTATAAGGCATATCGAGTTTGTTGAAAGATTCTGCAAACAGTCAAAAGGCAAGTTCGCAGGAAAGAACATACATCTGGAGTTATTCCAGAAAGCGAAGTTTCAACTCTTTTTTGGATGGAAAGAAAAGGCCACAGGCAAAAGAAGATTCCGAGAGGTTGTGGATATTAGAGGCCGTAAGTGTGGAAAGTCCACAGAAACGGCAGCAGCCGAGTGGGATGCCTTGGTAAATGACAAAGAACAAGGTCCTGAAGTTTATTGCACAGCGAACAAGAAAGACCAGGCAAATATTATATACCAAGAGTGTGTTAATATGCGTTTGCAGTCTCCTTCACTGAAAGCGATAACTCGTAAGAGACAGTCAGATATATATTGTGATCTGAATATGGGGCAGATTAAGTGCCTGGCTTCAGACACATCAACAATGGATGGACTTAACCCATCCTTTTTTAGTTTAGATGAATGGCATGCTGCAAAGAATAGTTCTTTGTATGATGTTATGATTCAAGGTCAGTCAATGCGTGAACAACCTGTAGCGTGGCTTATAACCACAAACGGTATGGTGCGTGAAGGCTTTTTCGATAGTCATTACGCTTATGCTTCACAGGTAGCACTCTGGACTATCCAAGATTATACCGTCCTGCCACTCATTTATGAACTTAACGATAGAAACAACTGGCAAGATCCAAAACACTGGGCAGAAGCTAACCCAGGACTAGGCAAGATTAAATCCTTAAAGACACTTGAACAGTTTGTTGAGAAGGCAAAGAACGATCCGTCTTTCCTTCCAACAGTTCTTGCGAAGGATTTCAACCTACCTGCAACCGAGTTTGCATCCTGGCTGACCTTTGATGAACTCGTAAATGAAGAAGAGTTCAAAGTGGAAGATGTTGCCAACAGCTACGCAATAGGTGGTTGCGACCTTTCAGCAGTAGGCGACTTGACATGTGCCACGCTTCTTATCAGGAAGCCTGACAATGACAAGATTTATGTATTACAAAAATACTTTATACCACAAGCAAAACTCGATTACCTGGATAAGACCAAGAGTAAGGAAGCTCCATACAAGTTATGGGCAGAACAAGGATGGGTGCATATTTGTCCTGGTGCTCAGGTTGACTACTCCAAAGTAACAGAGTGGTTTCTTGAAATGGTCAACACTTATGACATTAGGCCACTGTGGGTATGTTATGACCGAGCCTTGTCAGGATATTGGGTGCCGGAAATGGAAGGCTATGGATTCGAAATGGAAAAGACTGCACAAGGTCCTTTCACTTGGAATCAGCCTATGAGAGAAATGGAAGCAGCGTTCAGAGAACACAGGGTAGTGTATCAAAATAACCCTGTTCTTCGTTGGTGCTTGGCAAATACAGCCAAGAAGAGTACAAAATCAGACTCTATCGAAATGATTCAGCCTGTAAAGATACAACAGGGCAGAAGAATTGATGGAATGGTATCACTTCTGAATGCCTGGGTGGGATATGTAAAACATTTTGACGAGTATATGCCATATGTGAGGTGAAAAGATGGGTATATTTCAGAACCTGTTCAAGTCGGTAAAGAATGAACAGAACAAAACTTACACTCAGTTCCAAGAGATCGGAACATACAAGTCATACTTTGGTAGCTTCGGCAATAACATTTATATGTCGGATGATGTTAGAAGCTGTATCAGAGCATTATCTGAGCATACATCAAAAGCTAACCCAAGATGCGAAGACAAGAACATTTACAACTTGCTTAGTTTAAGGCCTAACAAGTTCATGAATGGTAAGGACTTCTTGGCGAAGACAAGGAATCTCTTGGAAATATATAACACTGCTTTCATTTTCATTGATAGAGATAACAAAGGCAAGACCGTTGCATTATATCCTATCCCTTATCAGACATTCGAAGCAGTTCAGTACAAGGGTGATTTATATATACAGTTCCAGTTCGCAGGAACTGGAGTGCAGAAGCTGACAGTTCCTTGGGCAGACCTTGCAGTCATTCGTAAAGACTACCTGATGTCAGATATAGCCGGAGAGAATAATGCTCCACTTCTTCCAACCTTGGAAGTTATGAAGACATTAGACCAAGGACTCCAGAATGCAGTTAAGAGCACATCAAACTTAAGAGGAATCCTTAAGAGTACCAAGGGTATGTTAAGTCCGGAAGACCGTAAAAAACAGAAGGACGAGTTTGTTCGTGATTATATGAACCTTAACAATTCTGGTGGTATTGCTTCACTCGATGGAACACAGGACTTCAGAGAGATAAACATTAAGCCGACCACAGCATCGGCAGAAGAAGCAGAGGCTTACAGAGAACGAGTATACAGGTATTTCAACATCAATGAAAACATTGTGAAGTCAAAGTATACAGAGTCCGAGTATGATGCCTTCTACGAGTCAAGAATTGAACCGTTCTTGGTAGCTTTATCATTGGAGCTTACTTATAAAATCTTCACTGAAAGAGAAAGAAGTTTCGGCAACGAAGTTTGGTACGAGTCCAACAGATTACAGTTCGCTTCAGCAAAGACCAAGATTTCAATGGTGGCATTGGTTGATAGAGGCCTTATGACACCTAATGAATATAGAGAGTTGTTTAACTTAGCACCTTATGAAGGTGGAGACGAGTTTGTATTAAGATTAGACACTTCCAAGACCGGAGACACAACAAACGGATCGGAAGGAAACGAGGAGGATGAAGACAATGGCAATTAGAGACAACAGGGAGTATCGCAACATCCCTATGTTTGAAATAAGGGCAGCAGCAGAAGGAGAAGAACAGTCTTACATCGTAGAAGGCTACGCTTCAACCTTTGAACCATATGTACTCTGGGAGGAAGATGGCATCCAGTATATGGAACAAATCGATCCTAGAGCATTCGAAGAAACAGACATGTCAGATGTTATTTTCTGTAAGGATCATCAGGGAACAGTGTTCGCAAGAACAAAGAATGGAACTGTAGACTTAAGCGTGGATGAACATGGCTTAAAGACAAGAACAGACCTTTCTAAGACTGCATCAGCCAGAGAGATGTTCGAAGAGATTCAGGCAGGTATGTATACCCAGATGTCTTTTGCCTTCGTTGTAGAAGAAGATTCTTACAACAGAGAGACACACACCAGAACCATCTTAAAGATTAGAAAACTTTATGATGTATCAGCAGTATCTTTCCCAGCTAACCCTGGAACAGATATATCAGTAGCAACTCGTGCTCGCTTCGATGGATTTATTGAAGAGGAGAAAGCGGAGAGACTTGCAAAAGAGGAAGCTCTGAAAGTTTTAAGAAGTAAATATCATTACGAAAGGAGCAAAGAAAATGGAGCTTAATGATATGACATTAAAAGATGTTGAAGAGAGACTTGCAGAAATTGACAAGACTGTTGAAACATCTAAAAGCGAAGAAGAGATTCGCAGCTTAACAGAAGAAATGAAAGAACTTAAAGTTCGTCAGAGTGAACTCAAAGACCTGGAAGAAAGAAAACAGGCAGCAGAGGAACTCAATTCCGGCAAGGCAAAAGATGTTGTCGAAATCATCGAAGAGAGAAAAGGAGAAACAAACATGAAAGACATCAAAGAGTTCAGAAACTCAGAAGAGTACATCAATGCGTTCGCAGAATACCTTAAGACAGGTAAGGACGAAGAGTGCAGAGCACTTTTAACAACTAATGTAGGAGAAGCAGGCACTATCGCAGTTCCTGATTTCGTATTAGATGAAATTAAGACAGCTTGGGATAGAAACGAAATCCTTCAGTTAGTTCCAAGAACAGAGATTCCTGGTAACTTACAGATTCAGTTCGAGATTAGTGGTACAGATGCAGTTATCCATGACGAAGGTTCAGGAGCAGTTGCAGAAGAGACACTTACTCTTGGTATCGTTACACTTATTCCAAAGAACATCAAGAAGTGGATTTCAGTTTCTGATGAAGTAATGAGCCTTAGAGGACAGGCTTTCTTGAATTACATCTTCAGAGAGCTTAACCACAAGATTCTTAAGAAGGCAGCAGATGAACTCGTTTCAAAGATCGCAAACCTTCCTGCTATCGCAACAGCTACAACTCCTATGGCAGCAACAGTTACAGCAGCTCCTGCAGTTGGTACAGTTGCATCAGCTATGGGTGAGCTTTCAGACGATGCTTCAAACCCAACAGTTATCATGAACAAGAAGACATGGTCAGCATTCAAGGCAGCTCAGTACACAGCAGGCTATTCTATCGATCCATTCGAAGGTCTTAATGTTCGTTACAACAATGAACTTCCTGCATACACAGATGCTTCAGCAGGTGATGTATACATGATCGTTGGTGACCTTGGTTATGGTGCACTTGCAAACTTCCCAGATGGCTTCGCAGTATCTTACAAGGTTGATGACCTTACAAAGAAGAAAGAAGACCTGGTTGAAATCCTCGGCAAGATGTTTGGTGTTGCTGAGCCTGTAGCTTGCAGAGCATTCACACTTGTTAAGAAACCTGAAAGCTTATAAGGAGGTAGATTATGAAGGCTCTTGTCTTAAATACATTCATTGACAAAACCACTGATAAGCAGGTGCTCAAAGGCGAGACCATTGAGTGTGCTGTTGACAGAGGTCAGTTCTTAGCTGAAAAAGGCTATGTGAAGATTCTTGGCGAAATTAAGAAAGAGCCGGAGGAATCTAAAGAAGAAAAGCCAAAGAAGGCTGCTCCAAAGAAAACAACTACCAAGAAAAAGAGTTGATGGAGGTGGAGCATGGCATTAAGTGATTTGGCTAAAGATATTAAGTTATATCTGAGAATAAGTCATAACTTGCTTGATGATGAAATAGAAAAGGTGATAGCATCGGCCCGTCAGGAAATGATTAGGGCCGGTGTTGCCACTTCTGTGGCTAACGGTTTAGATGCCGAGAGCTATGAAATCGTTGAGACAGCAATTAAGACTTACGCAAAGATGTATTACGCTGATACCAAAGACGGTGAGAAATACGCTGAATCCTTTAAGTATCAGCTTGACAATATAAGAAAGACATATCCGAAGGAGGTAGTCGAGGATGTATGATGAAGCAATTAAATTGCTGAAAGAAGTCGAGACTACAGACGAATATGGAGATGCCGTTAAGACTTATCAGGAGACTTCGGTCTTTGCCCAGATAAAGAGTATAGGTCAGTCAGAGTTCTATCAGGCACAAGCAGTTGGCTTTAAGCCTGAGATAAAGTTTGTCCTGGCAGATTTTTACGATTATCAAGGGCAGCAGCTCATTAAGTATACACCGTTTGGTGGAACTGAAGAGATATACACTGTCATAAGAACTTATCGGCAAGATACAACGCTTGAAATTGTATGTAAGAAAGGTATCGAATAAATGTCAGCACCGAAGTCTGTAGTTAAGTTCAAAAAAGATGGCATAGAGTATACATCAAATGTGGATGCGTGTCAGTATTACCTGTATGAGCTAAATCGAGCTGCTTTAAGAGATGTCGGCAAGTTTGTAAAGAACGAATGGAAGAAGGCTTTTTATTCACACTTTGGCAAACATACCGGACGAGCAGGACGAGCTATAAGTTACAAGGTTATCTCCGGCAAGTATACACAGTTCCCAAGAGTTCAGATCGGCCTTAAGAATAAAAAAGATGTGGCATTCTATTCAATGTTTCAGGAGTTTGGTTCTTCCAGGACTCCGAGACTTGGACTTCTAACCGATTCTGTCGAGGGTAACATACCAACCATCATTGAGATAGAAAGTAAGTACCTTAGTGGACTTAATGACGAAGCTACAGCATTGGCAATGATAGATAGTGAGGGTGATTACGAAGATGAGGACTAATGACCTTAAGAAACTTGTTCAAACACAACTGAAGACTGTTCAGCAGGGCATCAAAGTATATCATGAAGTTGCTGACGATACAGCAGTATATCCACACCTGGTATTTCAGTTCAGGAGGATAGACTTAAACGATTTATCTAGGCAAGATTATGTACTACAGGTTGATGTCTGGGACAGAAACAACTCAACACAGACTGTCGACAACTTGGCAGACAGTGTTGAAAATCTTCTCCAGGGCAAAAACCTGCCACAGACAAATGTTCTTCCAACATTTTATCTGATAGACAGAAAATCAGTTGAAGATGAAGACAAAATGATCCGACATAGACAGATACAGTTTCAGGTTCAAAATTACGAAAGGAGCTAATAAGCGATGAAGATAACAGGTACAGGCAAAGTTGTTGATGCCGATTTCCATAATGTGAGCTGGGTTGGTGTAACCAAAGCAGGAAAGGCTGTTACAATTAAAATCACAAACGCTGTAAACCTTGGCAACATTGAGTGGACATACGCTGAAAAGAATGACATCGTTCCTTCAGTAACATTCACAAGCTGCTACACAAACACAAACGAAGCAGCAAGCTCAACAGATGAAACTTGGGAAATCGATTACGAAGGCGATTCACTTCCAAGTGGAGCAGATAGCATCATCCTTGGTGCAGGTAAGCTCTACATTGGTGAGCATCTTGTAGCACTTACAAGAGGTGGTGGTTCTTTCAATGTCAACAGAGAATACAGAAGAATCAATGCTGATGGAGACAGAGGAGCTGTCAAAGGCAGAGTAGTAATGGAAGGCTCAGAAGCAGAACTCACAATGAATGTTCTGACAATTCTTGAAAGAGTTGACGAGCTTTACACATCCATTGAAACATCAGTTTAATTAGAATTAAGAGCACTGAGGAAACTTGGTGCTCTTATTTTTTCAGGAGGAGATATGAGAGCATTTAACAATTCAGACTTATTCGCCTTTGTAAGATTAGTTAAAAAGGCAAAGATAACAGACAAGATTAAAGAATTAACCTTATCCATTGACAATGTAAATGAAATCAACACAGAATCTTTAGGCTATGATGTGATGTTCACCATCATTGAGGCAGCAGCCGAGAATGAGAATGAACAGGCTGTATATGAGTTCTTATCTGGCCCTTTAGAGATGACCACAGAAGAACTTGCACAAGCCGATCTTGTTGAAACTATAGAGAAAGTAATGCAGGTTGCAGATGTTGAGAAGTGGAAGGCTTTTTTTACATCGGCAGCCAACTTGATGAAGTCAAAATAAAAGACTTACTACTGAGCAGATACGGAACTTTCAACCTAGAGCTTGAAGTGATGGACTTCTGCGAAATAGTCATGTTGGCTATTGAAGAGAAAAAAAAGGCAGAAAAAAGAGAAGAGTGGTTGGCACTCCTTCCTTTGATGATAACTGCCGGAAAATATAAAAGTTTTGAAGAATATTACGATCTTGCATCCGGCAGGGGCATTGATTTACGATCAGCAGATGAAATCATAGCCGAAATAGATGCAGCACATGAGAGGGCGAAGAAAGATGGCACTTGAAATCTTTAAGTTAGTTGGTAGCGTTTTCATTGATACCGACAAAGCAAATGATTCATTACAGAAAACAGATACAAATGCGAACAACCTTGCGAAGACCTTTGGGGCAGCAGGTCAGACAGTCCTTGGTGTAGGTGCTGCCATCGGAACTGCTGTTGTAGGTATGGGAACAGCCTTTGTGGGTGCTGCAAATGATGCAGCCGAAACAGCAGACGAGATAGACAAGATGTCTCAAAAAATAGGTATGACAGCAGAGTCATATCAGGAGTGGTCATATATCATGGGCCAGAACGGTATGGATATAGACAAGCTCCAAACAGGTATGAAGACACTTGTTACACAGATGGACAAAGTTCAGAGTGGTAATGCTGAAGCTACAGCAACCTTTGAACAGTTGGGAGTTGAAGTTCTTAATGCTGATGGCTCTCTTCGTTCACAGGAGCAGGTAATGCAGGACACCATCTTCGCACTTGCTGAAATGGGAGACACTGCTGAAAGAGCAAGACTCCAGACAGAGTTATTCGGCAAAGCAGGAACAGAGATGTCTCCGATGCTTAACCAGGGTGCAGATGCTATCGTTGATCTTCAGAACAGAGCACACGAGCTTGGACTCGTAATGTCTGATGAAGCAGTCAAAGCAGGTGTCGAGTATGGCGACCTTTCAGAAGACTTAAAGAAGTCCTTTGGCATGCTTAAGACTAATCTTGGTTCAGCACTGTTTCCGGTGCTCAATTCCGTAATAGAAAAACTTATAGACTTTATGCCAACACTTCAGGCAATAGGAGAACAACTTGGACCTGTTGCTTCGGAGTTCATTGAAGAGTTAATACCACCGTTGGCAGACCTTGCAGCTGACCTCTTGCCTGTAATCTTAGATTCAGTAAGTAGTATCATCCCTATGTTGTCAGATGTTGTAAGCAGTGTCATACCGGTGATAATTGAACTGTTTCAGCAGTTGCTTCCTGTAATTGTTGAACTTGTTCAGACAGTTCTTCCGGTGGCGACAGAGCTGTTGTCAAAACTTATGCCTATCGTTTCTACATTACTGTCATTTATTACTCCGATTTTGTCAGTAGTAATACAATTACTGTCGCCACTCTTAGAACTTGTAATGGCTATATTAAGTCCATTACTTGACTTACTTAATGTGATCTTAGTTCCATTGACTGAGATTTTGACAACTATATTAGTTCCACTTATTAGCATTCTGGAAGCTATCATCGTTCCGATGACATCCATGGTTAATGCTATATTGCCTTATGCAGTAGAGATATTAAGTGCACTTATTCCACCGTTGCTTGACATCATCAATGTATGTTTGACACCACTCTTTGCTTTGCTCGTTACTATCTTTGACTATTTATCAACTGCCGGAGTAGAAGCATGGAACTGGATAGAAGGCTTTGTTACTTTCGTTACTGATGCAATAGGCAACAGAATAACAAAGGTGTTCACAGACTTTAAGGGAACGGTGGCAGCAGTTTGGGATGCGTTAAAAGCATCCTTCAAAGATGGTGTTAACTTCTGGATAAATGCCATCAATACACTTATCAATGGTGCAAATGCTATTAAGCCACCTGCTTGGCTATCCAAGGCAACAGGAATCGAAGGTGTAAGCCTTCCGACAATTCCGATGCTTGCTGAAGGTGGAGACATCCAGGCAGCAGGTAGAGTTTTAGTCGGTGAGAAAGGCCCAGAACTTCTTGACCTTCCTAGAGGAGCAAGAGTAACACCATTAGACAGTCAGGGAATCGACTACAACGCATTAGCAGATGCAATTATAAATGCCATAAGAACAGGAGGCTTTGAAGGACTTCAAATAGTTGCTCCTGTTTATATTGGCAACGATTTAATAGATACAGTGGTTACAAATGCCATTACAAGACAGGCTTATCTGTCAGGAGGTAGAGCATGAGCATAGAAGAACAATATCCTTTAATGTTTGATAATGATGTTCTTAAATATCCAGACGGTTTCGATATCCAAGAAGTAACAGTTGAGAATGTAAATCAAACTGAAGCAGGAACGGATCAGATTCAGCTTGTAAGAACTGGCAAAATTAAGATATCAATATCCACAACTTGTCTTTCAAATGAATTGATACTCTTTAAGACATATTCAAGGATTCCAAAGTTTAATGTGAAATACTACGATGCTGAAGCACATGGCTATGTTACCAAAGCTGTTAGAATGAGAGGTCTTAAATATCCTCCACTCAAAAGCTCGTTCAAACTTGAAAATGTTGATGGAGTTTACAATGTCTCATTTACTCTGGAGGAGTTCTGATGTATTCAGTATCAAATGAATATATAAACCAACTTAAAAATGAAATACAGGAAAGAAAAGTCTTCGGAACGATAGGAAACAAGTCCTTCGATTCCGAAGATATTCTTGCAGGTTCTTTTTCAATATCCGGTCGGTGCATGCCAAACACAAATCTCACTTACGGATCAGTTGAGATAACCACTCTTAAGGTTACCTTCTTTAATGATTTTGCAAGAGAGATTCCAAGAACAACTTACAAGGGCCTTGTTATAACTCCATCAGTCGCTTTGAAGGTTGGAGAGAATTGGGAGACAGTTCCATGTGGAGTGTTCACAGTAGACGAGGCGACCTGGACAGAAATAGGTGTTACACTTACAGCCTACGATAATATGGCAAAGTTTGACCGAGAGGTCAACTTGGATGTAACAGCCGGATATCCTTTTGACCTTCTGTCTTTGGCTTGTCAGTATTGTGGTGTTGAGTTTGGCAACACACAGGCACAGATAGAGGCGATGACAAACGGAGACGAGCGTTTCTATGTAAACCCTGAAAATGACATCGAAACTTGGCGAGACTTTATATATTGGACTGCCCAAGTCCTTGCAGGTTTTGCAACTTGCGACAGACAAGGCAGACTTGTTATAAGACAGTTTGGCAACGATACAGGGGTTGAACTACTTACAAACCAAAGATTTACAGGCATTAAGCTGTCAGACTTTGTAACAAGCTACACAGGACTGTCAGTAACCATCATAGAAGATGACACAACCGAATATCGAGGCAGTGCAGTTGATACAGGACTTACTATGAACTTGGGCAGTAACCCATTGTTGCAAGATGTAGAAACAAGAGGAAGAAGGATGGATGCCATTGTCGATGAAATGGTAACCCTTCAGTATACTCCGTTCACTTGTAAACTTATTGGCGATATGGCATTCGACCTTGGCGATGTTATTCATTTTGATGGTGGTGTGGCTTCGTCTGATGACTGTTGCATAATGGCTTATAACTATGTATTCGGCAAAGAGTACACAGCGTATGGCTACGGAGATAACCCTGCGTTGGCAACAGCAAGGTCAAAGGTAGACAAAGACCTGTCAGGGTTAAAGAGTAGGACTAGGGCAAATGTAGTCGAAATGCGTACCTTTGTGAACGCTAGTGAGATACTACTTGAAGATGATGTGGATCAGACGATTATATCAATAGATTTTACCACTATTGACGATACGAACATTAGCATATTCCATGAAATACAGCTTGATTGTCTGTCAGAGGATATGAGCGTGGAGGTTACTTACCACCTTGACGATGCCGAGATGACTTACCACCCTGTCGAAAATTGGAGCGAAGATGGCAAGCACATCTTGTCTTTGATGTACTTTTTATCGGTGTTAGGCAATAAGGCTTATACTTGGACTGTTTCGTTAAAGGTAACAGGTGGCAACGCTGAAATAGGCAGAGACAATATAAGAGCTTGCTTATCAGGACAAGGACTTGCGGCTGTTTCAAAGTGGGCAGGAAGAATCAATGTAGAGGAAGAACTTGGCATAATTTCAATGCCACTCACGCCTGTTGCAATTATGAACATTGCCGAGAGTTGTGGTGTATCTTTGAAAGAATACTATGTCGAGAGCATCCCACAAAATATCGGACTTATTTCGATGGATGGCACACCTGTTGCAATTATGGGAATGCACGAAGATATGTGGTTCTTGGAGCCACTTAGTGAACTGACCTGGGGCGAGGCAAGTGCCTTTACTTGGGAGCAGTTAAACGAAGAATATTGTTGGGGTAATGAATACCCTGTGTAATTGCCTTGGGATAGGGAACTTGCTAACCCACCCATAAAAACCTATGTGTAATTCTTGGGAGGTTAGCAAGAGCCTTCCAAGATAGCAAGGGCAAGAGAAAAAACATAGCACAGGTTTGGCTTACGGTTACCCTTGCTGTTTAATGAAAGGAGAAGAAAATATGGGCAGAATAATGTTGGCGACAAGTGCAAGTACGGATGAGGAATATGGTGGAACTATTGAGCCAGAAGATACAGGATGGGTTAAACTTTCACAAGATTATGAGGTGTATTATAGGCGAATAGGAAAACTAGTTGAGGTTTATTCAAATATACAAGCCGAAGTAGGTAATATGGAACTTGGCACACTTCCAAGTGGATGCAGACCACCTGCCACAATGTTAGCACCAGATGCTTTTGGAACAGAGGACAGAAGATTATTAACTGTGAGACAAAATGGAACTGTGGCAATTAGTAATTCGACTGCAGTAGGTTGGGTTGTAGCAAATATGATGTATTTTGCAAATTAACTAAAGGAGGCACACAATGGCAATTATTGAAAATAAAGAAAACGAAAAGTTCAAAGAGTTGCTGAAGAAAGAAAACCTCACAAAAGAAGATGTAATGAAGATGAGCGATGAACAGGTTATGAAAATGGCAACAAAGTTAATTTTACAGAGTTTTATGGAGGCAAAATAATGGCAACACAAACAACGCATTTTGATTTAACGAAACAACAAAGCAATGAAAGAGTTTCGGTTGGCTTGTTAAATGATAACTTTGATATTATCGATGGCGTTATGTTTGCTAACCAAGAAAAGTCCGAACAGTTGGCAGATGAATACA